CGTCCATCGGTGCCCACGCCGACCAGTGTGTGAGGTTATCGTTGCACCGACGATTGGTACCATCTTCATAACACGCCGGCGATATCAGATGAGAGTCGCGCTTTGACGAACGCGGAATTTTACTGAGCTTATACAGCAGACTCTCGAACTCGTCAAAGTTCGAGAGATGCATGTTCTTATCGGTCTTGTTATCGAAGATCGAATTAAAGAGCGTCAGCGAGATGTCCGACATTGTCTCCGTGCTCCGGTGGCTGCCATCCCTCGGGTTTTACCATGTCGGGCAGTCCTAGTGGATTTGGACGCGATTCCTTTACACCGACCTCCTTGGCCATATTTGCCTTATGAACTCGATTCCAAGAGGCTCGTGGATCGACACCGAACGCGTCCATGGTACCGATCGCAATCACACAGAGATCAATCAGACCATCAACCACTTCGGACGCGTCGCCGTTTGCAATCGCTTCTTTGGTCTCACCCAGTTCCTCGTCCAGAAAGTTCATACGAAACTCAAGAAACTTTCGCAGCTTGTCAAAGTCGCCGTCTTCAAGAGTCTTTTCGACCCATTGATTAACACCGTACTTTCGATGCATCTCTCCAATATCGTGTACCCAATCACTACTCATATCGTTTTCTCCTTTCATAATGTTCTACTATAACACATCCGAGTCGTCTTGTAAATCATCGATGTCAAACCACTCGAAGATCTCGTTCATTACACACGTTATGATCGTGTCCTTTACCTGCTCAGGATCCGGATCGTCGGTGTGCTTGTACGATCTGTGATATCCATACTTCACTCCGTTCTCTATCGCCTCGGAAAGGATTCGATACGTCTTAGGTTTTAAACTCATTATCCAAAGAACTCCTCGAGCGTCTGTTTGTTCTCGGTGCTCCAGCCGACCGCATCAAGAATCGGCTCGATCGGATCCAGAAACGTCTTCTGAAACTGCTTGTCGTAGTCGATGTACTTATGCAGTTGCAGCTCCGGTGGGAGATACTCCGGATACGATATGACGTTCTGACGAATCGGATTCGGCATTCGTAGGTAGCTGAACTTGACCTTATCGCCGGCCTGAATCATCGGATAACGATTCTGCAGATCGTTATCCTTGACAGCAGAGTTATATAGCAGCGCACCGCGAACGTGAATCGGTGTACCGTTCTTAAAGACCGTCTGCTTGTCCTTCCACTTCTCGATGGCCGACACACCGCGCGGAAAAGATACGTCCTCGGGCGGCAATGTCTTGAAGTGAGACTTAAACTGCTCGATGGCACGCTGCGTCTTAGACTCAGATCCGGACACGATGACCTTGAACAACTCCTTTAGCGCATCGCGACAGACGCCAGGAGTCGACGACTTAATAGCCTCGATACCCATGATCTTAAGCTTCGGTTCTGAGTAACGCACACCCTCGTTATCAAATACGTTGAGTATATAGCGTTTCTTAGCAGTCCATATGCCACGATCGGCAATGACCTCGCGCGACATTTCCATGCGATTTGTATAACAGTTGAATCGATCGAACATACTGGCGTATGCCTTTTCGATGACTGGCTCGATTGTATCACGACACGCTGCATCAATAAAATCGATAGGATTCTTAGGCTCAAACTGGTTCACAAGATCACCCATGTTAACGTACAGCGAATCTGTATCAATCGCAATGACGTAGTCCTTATCCTGAGTAGCCAAAGTCTTGTTCATGAAGCCATTAACTGCACGTTCAGCCCAACGAATCGCGAGCTGACCAGTAAGAGTAATACCCTCGGCCATCGGTAGAGAAAAGTAGCGGAAAAACCTATTGCCCATAGCTCCGTATAATGAATTGAGCAGAATCTTAGCGGACATCTGCTGATTCTCTAGATGCGAGATCTCCCTCTCGAGCTGATAAACTTTTTGCTTATCGGATCGATCAACTTGCTCCAATTCCTGTTTTTTCTCAAGCATTTGCTTCTTGGTGACACGGCGATCGTCATAGTACTGAACGACAATCTCTGGAATGATACCTTGTTCATCGTTTCTAAACATTGCACCGTTAGCGGCAAGCGAATACGTGTCCGTGTACTTACTAAAGTCGGCGTAGTTCAAGCAAAAGTCAACACTCATACCAGGATGAACGCCATCGATCTGAGTCTCTGGGCTCATGTTCCACTGTACGATAATCGACGGATAAAGTGAGTTTAGATCGAACGATGCGACCCACTCATGTAGCCCCACTTGAGGATCCTTGACGTACGCACCCTCAAAGTTGACCTTTTGCTTATCACGATTCGGTGGGATCACAATGTTACGAGACATCAGCTTACGATAGATGATCGTATCCCATATACGAGTGGTGCCAAACGTATCTGCGTAGTTCACTCCACCCTTGTATGCCATAGTCATTGCTAACGTGATCAGACCCAACTTATCCTCGAGTCGATCAACAAGTTGCACATCGACGATATTATAGTCTATGTACTTCTGAAAGTTCTCCTCGTATAAGTTCTGTAAAGATGTAAACTCCTCGTACGATAACTTACGTTCACCCAGAACGACGTGGGCAATATGGTCAAGTTTATATGATTCCTGGGCACCGTACGTATAACCAAACTTTTGAAAGAGATCAAGATAATCAAGCTGCTGAATACCGTACAGATCATACGTATCCAGTGACTTACCTTTGATACCAATCTGCCGATAGTTTACGATCTTCCACGGGGACATTTTTTTTGTCATGTCGTCACTGAGGACCTTTACGATACGATTCACAAGATAAGGAATATCGAACAGTCGAGTATTCCAACCCGTCACAACATCAGGAGAGTGACGTTCAGAATCCCAGTGGTCGAGAAAGTTTAGTAACAGCTGAGCCTCGTTATCGCATCGACGATACACAATGTTCGGCCGAGGATCGATCTCTGATTTTTCGATATCGTACTCCTTCAAACCCCAGACATAATAGGTATCATCAATATTGTTCTTAATCGTAATTGCGGTGACCTCGTGGCGAGCCTCCTCGGGAAATGGAAAGCCGTCGTTTGACTGTACCTCAATATCGATCGTTGTGACGTTGATGCGAGAACGATCAAACTCCGGATCGGTGGGGAATCGATCGTAGATATACTGAGCAAGATAGTTTTCGTTGCCGTAAACCGTAAAGTTATCGACTTCCTTATACTGCTCAATGTACTGCTTCGCGTCACGCATAGTATCAAACTCGCGCGGCTCGACGGGAGTACCGTCAAGCGTGCGATATCCAGTCTCGCCTCTTTGAGACGGAACATAGAGAGTCGGAGAGAACGTTTCTTTACGTGCTACTCGTTGTCCCGTCTCGTCGTAGCCACGGTACAGAATCTTCGATCCGTACCGATTGACGCAGGTATAAAACGCTGCAGTCATGAACACCTCCATTCAATTTGCTGGAAACCATTATATCAAAATATAAGGAGGTTGTAAAACTAGACTGACGTACTGATCTGCTGCTTTGGAGTTACGATTTTTGAAAACATATTTTGATACTGCGATAGAAGATCATCCACCGGATCGGTAACAAACATCACGTCTTTTTCTGTAATATCAACGCCCGAAGTAATACCAGTAGAATAAGGCATGAATGGTGCGAGGCCGAGTTGATTTGCTTCAGTAGGAATCAGAATAGCGATATCAGTCATATGATATACTGTACCACGAGAGGATGTTGATTCGCTAGTCAAAGTACAGATAAGTTCTTCACCGGTGGAGAGACGCACAATTTTAGTTTCAGGGGACATAATATACTCCATTGTATAGAGAGAAAAGAACCCCCGAGCAGCTGACGCTGACGGGGGCTGTATTACCTAGTGATTATTCGTTAAGGAGTGTCTTTTCCTTATCCGAATTGATTTCGATCTTCTTAGGCTTCTTGGACTCAGGCACAATACGCTCGAGCCAGATTTTAAGAAGACCATTGACCATCTCCGCCTCTTTAATCTCAATCTGATCATTCAGAGTAAAGGCTCGAGCAAAGTTACGGAGAGCAAGACCGTGATAGAGAACATCATCATTAGATTCGTTTGCGGAACCTTCGACAGTCAGCTTGTCGTCGTTGAGAGTGATCTCGATCTCAGACTCTCCGAATCCGGCAACCGCCATCTCGATGACGTAAGTATTCTCATCCTTCTTACGGATATTATATGGTGGATAGTTTGGAATGTTTTTGGCCATCTGATCGTGAACTCGGGACAACTGATCGTGCAACCGGTCGTAGCCGACCAGAAATTTGTCAGCGCCTTTGAACATATTATCCCAGTGATCAAACGTCGGATATTTAAGATGTGTCATATTATCTCTCCTTTATTAAGCGAGTTTTTACAAAGACGGATCCCATGAAGGCGATCCAAAATTATTTATACTTTCTTAGACGTTGCGCCGATGTTGTATTTGGCGCAAAGTTCCCAGTTGTTCTTATCACGATACGAGATGATCTTGATCTGCCTCAAGGGCGCAGTATTCGATAACTGATCGGGATTCACCGATTCAACAAGACCCCAGTCCGATAGAAGAGTTACGATTGTATTGCGACGGCTGAGGTCGTTTTCCATCAAATTCGATGGTTTACCGTCCAGAAGAAACAACTCCTTAAAGTGTACGATAAAGTACCGGCCCTGCTTATGAAGAATGTGGCAGGACTGAAAGAGTTTGTTCTCGCGTCGAGATGCGACACCAATGCGTGTCAGAGTTTCACGTACTTTAAGGAAGTCGTCCGGCTCTCTGAGAGAGACCTCGAGCATCATTGCTGGAGTCCACTCTACAGGCCTATCCTCGTTCTGTGGTCGAGGCTTCTCAACGGCCGGAGCGTCTTGCTGATGATTTGTTGTTTGTATAGCCACCTTTATAGACCCTTTGTTTCAATTCAGTAATTTGATCATTATTCAACAGAGTCAGGACTTGGCGTGCTTTTTCATTACTGTAACCCATTAATTGTTGCTCACAATCGCTCATAAGTTCTAACTCATTCATTCCTAATTATTTATAAAATCATAAATGTTATAAATAGATATGGATCGCGAGGTTGCAGCCTCCATCCATTCTAACACTATAGGGAGTGCCAGCATGTCTATTTATCATATCATTTATAAGACTACCAATATTATTAACGGTAAGTGGTATATTGGTGTCCATTCCACAGATGACTTAAACGACGGATACCTTGGGTCTGGAGTCAGATTATTACAATCAGTGAGTAAATATGGTGAAGAAAACTTCACCAGAGAAATACTATACTTTTTTGATACAAGAGAAGCTGCATTTAATAAAGAAAAAGAAATCATAACAGAAGATATAGTTAATGATCGTCAATCATATAATATGTGTATTGGTGGCAATGGCGGTGTAGGCAAGTTAATACCTACGGATGAAACTCGACATAAAATGTCAGAAACTAGGAAAAAATTACCACCGCCCGGTTTAGACAAAAAATATAAACCAGCATCAGAAGAAAGAAAACAGAAGATGCGTGAATACATGCTAGCAAATCCAACAAAAGGCATGTTAGGCAAAACTCAATCTGAAGAGACACGCAAAAGGATGAGCAAAGCTGCTAAAACCAGACCACATGCTACATGCCCAAAATGTGGTTGGTCAGGTCAGAAACAGTCAGTGTCAAGATACCATGGATTAGATGGTTCTAGGTGCGACCGCCTTTGAATACTTTTTGCTTTAACACCTTTAGTTGTTCATCGGTTAAAATGCTAAGTACTGCATCTGCCTTCTCATCACTATAATGATATACCTTTTTGATTGCATTAATGGATTCATTATCATCTGGCTTCATCCATTTGCTGAATCTTTTGCGCTTACGTATAGCGTGTAATAAGTAATCATTTTGAAGCCGTGAATTAAGGTGATGATTTTTGTTCATCTCGTTTGCGTGTAGGACCGAATCATTAAAGTACGAGAGTGATCGATTTGTGATATATGGATTATAGACTCGCTCAAGCAGTTCCGAATGATCACCGTTCTGGTCAAGCATAATGTTACGCTTACCAGTGTTGATCTCGTTTACGAACGAAAACGGTGTAAGTTTATCTTTACTCATTAATTATAATATCTCTTATATAGACGATTGGCGATTCCTACGATCGTATAGCCATCAAGACGATCAATTCCTTCGTAGTTAACTGACTCAAGATACTCTCTTGCTCGACTACAACCATCGGTGTCGTATTCAAATATGTCTTTATCTTTTGTCATCTTCAATCTCTTTATAAGTTCTCACTCGACCATCGTCTCTCTTACAAGAAACTGCATACGCATAACATCCATCGCGATGTCGTGAATCGGATCGTGATGTATGAACGATTCCTCTAGACCGGGTACCATAAAAGTGTTCTTGAGCCCCGATCCGAACGATAGGCCATCAATCATCGATCGCGTGTCGCGTACGGTCCACCAGTTATAGACCTCAGGAGACTTTACGTTCTCGAGAATCGAGTCGAGAAAGATAGGATCGAACGTATTGCCGCGAGTGTAGACCTTAGAGATCTGAGACGGATCAATAATAAGATCCTGAAAGAAAGGGGCGATCTCTGCCAAAGGACGATCTGTCTCCGATTCTTTAATCAGTTCCTGGGCCTCTCGAGGTTGTTCCTTCCACCAGTCGATCGTTGACTTATCGATTCTACGACCGTACATCTCGACCTGTTCTCGTACAGAGAACTTAATGAATCGTGCAGAATCAAGAAGCTCCTTATAAGTGTACGGACGGTCACTAAGATATCGATCCTCGTTGAATCGCAACGCAGCAAGGCACAGGACCGCCGATGTCGGTTTCTGACCCAGTGTCTCAAAGTCGTAAACGATGCAGTCCTTATTACTCACGATTCCTTCCTTTCTCTTTGGGTCTAATCTCGTACCCTATATCGTTAAGTTGTTTCACTAGATTCGCCATCCCTCGTTCATTAAAACGAGCTTTAAGATTGTGGCCAAAGCCCAGATCACGAGTTGTCATTGCAAAGTCCTTTAGCTCTTGATCCAAACTCTCCCAGATAGCCTTAAGTTGCTTCGTATGCTGAGAATCGGCTTGAGGATATTCCTTTTGCTTTTTCTTAAATTGTCCAAAAAACATCGTTATACCCACTCCGCAGTAACCATGATCTCTGTCATACATGCGACCATGTTTAACTCGTGATCTGCTACAAAAGCGTTGTAGTACTGATACTGCGCCAGAATCAGTACGATCTGAGGCACTGACTCAGGCTTAAGGTAGTCGGCCATCGAGTCGTAGATCTTACGAAAGATCGCCGCAGGTTCGGTATCAATATTGTCTGCCACCCAGCGACGCATCTTACCAAAGTCCTTATCCTTCAGATGCGTCATCAGATTCTTGACGTTCTCGTCCGCAAGATTGACAAGAATACCGGGATCAATACGGCCGGAAACCGAGTACCGCTGACACTCATTAAGCACTCGCCGCCAGTCGGGAAAGTACTTTTCGACCAGAGTTGCAAGAGTCTTGGAGTCGTACTCGACGTTCTCATCCTCGAGAATCTGATTCAGTCGCTTGAAGAATCCCGCCGCAATCTT